CGAAGACAATTATTGATTATTAATTATTGTCTAAAATACCAGCGTAAAGAAAAGTATGGTGGGAATACATCCATTGATTTATTCATGCTCATATTTGGACCCTTCTCAGCAATTGCCAATATTTCTCTAATAGATAAACCATAATCATGGTACCATAAATCAGATAAAAGTCCATCAAATCCACCATTCATATTTACATATACATCTCCATAGTTTTGTTTTGGGACACTATTAAATTTATGACGGTTTACTATTGTGCCATTAATATATGTGTCCATTTTATCGCCTTCTACCCTAATTATTACATTAATCCATTTATTTAATGGGATGTCCTTAATGTTTACTTTCTCAGTAATATTGTTATAAGTGTTCATTATGACAACAAGATTATTTGTATTTTTATCTAAATATAACCCGGGTGCATTATTGGGCATGCTCATACCATCACTATTTCCACCTGAAAACCCATCATTGCCCTTATGGAATATATGTTTGAATTTGCCGTCTTGTTTTAATTGCTCCACAAATAACCAAACAGACCAAGAGAACTCTATACCGTTATTTTGATCTACAGAACGCATAATGGTAACACTCCCACTTGATTTTGGATCTTGTGGGATCATTTTTGCTACATGTCCTGGTTTCATACCATCTACTAATTTTGGGTTTGATGTTGGAGCCATAAAATATGTTATTAATGATGTTCCAACACGTAAAATAAGAACAAATGCGATCATAACAAGGACGAGAAATGCTATCTTTGCAACTAAAGTGTTGGAGTTCAAAAATTCTTTACTACCTGATATATATCTATTTGAACCAAATGTATTTCCAATATTAGACAATGATTGTCCGTATCCCTGAGTTAATCTTGTAAATTGTTCGCTCATATTTATATAATATATATTAAGAAATAAACTAATATATATTAATCGTTTTACTTTATATTAAACTATAATTTTAACCCGATGATTATCCAAAACTCTAAACTCTAAACAACAAAATTTATATTTCAAAACTATTAATTTCTTTATTGTCCTTTACAAATGCGAATTTTACACGATATTTATTAAATAAGTTGCTCATAGATGAGCCACCAAAACCTTCTTTATAAATGTTATATGCTTGTGAAGGATTTACACTATCTGCAATGTATCTAAAATTGCTGACAAAGCCTGAAAATCCACCATCTGGAGTTACAAATATATTTGATGCTGGGTTCATTTTTGGAACCCCAGGGAGGAGGCATGTTCTTACTAATTTACCATCTAAATATAAATCTAAAGCCCTGTCATTTATAGACATTATAAGGTTTGTCCATCTCTGTAATGGGACATCATCTAACGTACAAGTATGATTTTTACCAGTGGTGTTTGATCCAGTTGTTGGATAAGTTGCTAAAGTAACATGGATATTATTCACTGAAGGGGTAAATTCTACCATTGGTGCTACCCCACCATCTTGGTCTTTACGTGCGAATATAACTTTTGATTGTCCATAACGGTAGTTCCAATCATTTACGAAAAACCAAATAGAAAATGTATAATTAGAAGATGCACCAGAAGGCAATGAACCAGCAGAAATAACTTTTTGTGCTCGTGCGTCGTTCATTTTTACAAGCATTTGGTCTGTCTTACTAGAAAAGAAATAATAATATGCAAAATATAAGACAACAAGCACTATTACAGTAAATATAATTGTTTTCGTATTCATAATATATTATATATTAAGATAATTTTAAAAAAAATAAATAAAAGAAACTAAATAAAAGAAACATATGTTAAGAAATATTCTTAATAATTTACAAATAAAATTAATACGGTCTTTTTTTATTCCTTAGAATTTCATATAATGTATTTATTTTTGCTTTTGATAATGTATTTTTATAATATATTACATTACATATTCCTCCTGGATATCCTTTCTGTTCTCCTAATACTATATTATCCATTCTTAAATATGGAAGTATTTTATTTTTAGTCCCTACTAATTCCCCATTCATAAATATATCTGTTATCCCACTATTGTAATTAATTACTATATTATTCCATTTTTGTAATTGTATATTATTACTGCTATATATAGTATCATATAGACCTTCCTTCCCTTTTTTCATAGTAACCCTTAAGATATTATCTTTACCGTTATATTCTATCTTAGGGTTACCACCATAGTCTAAAATAGATGTGTATTTATTAGTAGAAACCCTATAATTCTCACCTACATCATCCAAGAATAACCAAAAACTAACGGAATAATTATAATTATAATCAGGGTTGTTTATATCTTCATTATCATTTTCCCCCGATGGTTCCATTTTACTACCCTTATGTAAGTTTTCAAATGTCCCTACAGTATGTATAACATCTGTATATACTGGTTCTCCCAATAATAAAGTTCCATCATGTGTAAATATTTTATCCATTATGTAAGGAACCAAGAAATATAACACTACGAATATAATTTCTATACCAATAATTTTATATATAAAATTAGGGGTTGTTTTAATATCATTCATAAAAAATGCATAATAATTTATGACAAATTCTGGAATTCCAAATGTTAAATTGAATAACTTATTACCAAATGAACTATTTTTTATTTTTTCATAATATGCTGATTTTCTTATGTAATATGAAATAATATATAATCCAAACACTATTAATCCTAAATTGATTAAAAAACTAACAATATTATTAGCAAATACAGATGACGTAAAAATATATAATAATATAAAAAATACCGTTAATACTAAAGTTATTCCTACGATAAATTTGGTATATTTGAATATATTTGAATTTATACTATCACCACTATTCATGAATTTGCTCATAATCCCTATGCTCCATATTGTTCCTATTATGATAAAGGCAATATTTGTATAATATTCGTATTTTTGCATGGTATAATTTGAGGATCTAAACAAGAATATATAAAAGAAAATTATATAAAGCATAAGGAGTGTTGAACTAATAAGTGGTGTTTTATGTAATTTTACATATGAAAATAATATGGATGAGTAATACTTTATTCTCTCAAAAAAAGTAAGAATGTATTTATAAAAATCCATTATTATAGCGTAGATATATATATTATCAGTATATATTTGTTGTTAGATAATGTGGATAATGTATAACCTATATATTTCACTCCATCTTAATGAACAATTTCAAAATTCTGCAATATATTATATACACTTTCTAAAATATCTTTTTTCTCTTTATCATAATCACGGATACAAGAAGTAGACTCATCATATGTTTTAAAATCTATAGCACTAACTTCGCTTTTCTGATAATTTGTTAAGACATTATTCTTATTGCATGATATTGGCATATTAATTTTAGCAAGATAATATTTATGTTTATATGATTTAAAGTTTGAACCGTTAAATATTTCTTCAAATGGTTGAATGTTATATATAACGTTTATGTTGTTATTATTAATACCTGTTTCTTCACTAAATTCACGTATTGCTGTATTTAATTCTTTCTCTCTGTATTCACGTCTACCTTTTGGAAAACCCCATTCTGGTTCTTCCCATGAAGTCTCTACATTAGATAGACATGATTCTAAATTATAGAACTCACTTGTAGTAGAAATACCATTAACAAGAGCCTCATATTTCTCCTTGGAAATATATTCTTCATTTATATAACGTTGTTTTAATTTCATATTTCCCCATAATTTATTCCAATTATAATTAAATCCATTCTTAAGATAACTTCTCTCTTGCACTGTCATCTCATTAAGTAGGTTCATTATATATGCTTTATTATGTAATTGATATTTCCCACGTATAAAATCAACATATCCTAATGTGTCTTTTCTACGAATCAATAAGAATTGATAATCTTTAATAGTCTTATTGAAATAATATCCTATAATACCGATGCTTGTTATTGGAAATTTAGTATTATTATTATTATCACTTGTTGCAATATATTCACCTTCTGTAAATATATTTTTATCGTTCATGATAGAATCACAATAATCGTCTTTACAAATTGATTTATTATGATTATTATGACCTTTAATAATAAATTTTTTATTATATGCAAAGCGTTCATTTTTACAAATATTATCTTTTGAACTAGTTGTATTTTTTATCGTTTTTGAATAATTAGAGATATTATTTGGAATATTATTTTTCCTTATATTAAACATTTCATGCTTCAATGAAGTATTTTTTTTTAAACATTTATTTTCGCGGTCACACCCATTATCTTTATATTTACAATTATTCATATTAATGTATAATTTATTATATGATATTAGTTATTATCTTTATCTTTTTATATTAATTGAATATAATGGAAAATTTCACAATAGCAAATATAAATGACACAATTATTTGGGATGAGAATATATGGGGTCCTCGTTTTTGGTTCTTTATAAATACCATGGCGATGACTTATCCAGTAAACCCACACGAAACAACAAAGAAAAAGTATTATGAATTTATACAAAATATGCCAATATTTTTACCTAATCCTGAATATGGAAATAATTTTGCTAAGTTATTAGATAAATATCCTGTAACGCCATATTTAGATTCTAGACATTCCATATTAAAATGGGTTCATTTTATACATAATAAAATAAATAAGGAACTTAAAAAAGATGAAATTACATTTGATGAATTTATAACATCATATTGTCACATATACACTAATGACAGAGAGAAAGATAATAAAACTTATAAATGGAAAAATAAAGTAATATATTTTTGTTCTATTTTAGCACTCATAGTTAGTGTATATATAGGATATAATATTGGCGGTAAAGGGATATAATTTTAAGATAAACTATATATGAGTAATATTTTTTTTAAAAGTATATTATAATGAGATTTGAAATTATATTATTGTTGATAACGATAGCTCTTGTATATAATACATATTATGATGGAAAATTAATAAATATGATTAAAATAGACGTAAAATATTTTAAAATAGCATCTTATGTAGCAATAGCATTCGTTATATATATATTCATAAAGAAACAACCATTTCAAACTAGATCAATATTAATACATGCTAATGATATAATACGTTATATGCCGATAGATAAAAACTCAAAAAATATTATAACGCCAATTTTGGATTATACGAAGGATAAATTTTTAACAGGCATTGATAAAGATAATATAGGATATGATAGGAGTAACGAGACCCATACAGTGGGTGGGTTCTCTCTATCTGGAGGTGGATATAAGCCAACACAGGATAACCGAATTATTAACTCAGGGAAAAATACTAATCATAAAAGGTCTGTGAGCGAGACTAAGAAAAAATATGTTGCTTCTAATCAATCTTGGAAATGTGGACACTGTAACGACCCTTTAGACCATACATATGAAATAGACCACATAATGGATTTACAACATGGAGGGGATAATAATGTAAACAATCTAATTGCGTTATGTAGAAATTGTCATGGTAAAAAAACAGTTCAATCTAAACTATAATTAAGTATGAAGTTAAAATATAAATATAATAGAATATCTAATATAATATTATATTAAGTAATGAGTTCAAAAATAAGGACTTCTCCCAGTGGTTCAAATAGTATTCAAATAAAGAAAACTAGGAAACGAATACCATTGTCAAGGAAGAAAAAATTAGTTATTAAATCACAACTACCTCAACCGACAATATCACAACCACCACCACCACAAACGGGTAATAAAGTTGTGGATATAGTAAAAGAACCAATATATGATAATTTTGATAAAATAATTAATGACATAAAAGGTTTCGATAAATGGTATAATAATCACGATAAAGAATTACAGAAATTATTATTAGAGTTCCAAAATAGAGAGAGCATTATTTTAGGCAATAACCCAGATAAATTGCAGTTTTTATATCCTCATTTATTAGACCCTAATTTTAATATAAAAATAGCAGAAAAAAAAGAATTCAATGATTTAGTATATGATACTGATATAAAAGATGTAGAAGAAGAGGCAGATTTAATGTGTAGTGCGGGGTTTGAAATATCACCCCATCAGATATTTGTGCGAAATTTTCTCTCTTCATTAACACCATATAACAGTTTATTATTATATCATGGATTAGGAACAGGTAAAACGTGTTCGGCAATATCCGTGTGTGAAGAAATGCGTGATTATATGAACCAGGTTGGGATACAAAAGAAAATTATTATTGTAGCATCACCTAATGTCCAAAGTAATTTTAGATTACAACTATTTGATGATAGAAAACTAAAAGAAGTAAATGGATTATGGGATTTGAAAGCATGCACAGGTAATAAACTATTGAAAGAAATAAATCCTATGAATATGAAAGGATTATCTAAAGTTAAAATAGTGAAACAAGTGAATAAAATAATAAATAAAGGATATGTCTTTATGGGATATATAGAATTTTCAAACTACATCACAAAATTAAAAAGCCAATATTTAGTTGAAGGAGATGAAGACCAAACAAAGAAAAACAAAGAGAGAGCCCTTAAAAGAGAGTTTTCGAACCGTTTAATTGTTATTGATGAAGTCCATAATATCAGAATTAGTGGAGACAATCCAAATAAAAAGATTGCTCAAAACTTACTTGATATGGTGAATTATTCCGATACATTAAAGTTATTATTATTATCAGCTACTCCTATGTTCAATAGTTATAAAGAAATAGTATGGCTCATAAATTTAATGAATATAAATGACGGGAGACCCAAAATAGAAGTGCGCGATATATTTGATAAAAAGGGAAATTTCAGAGTAGATGGTTCAAATGAAGTTGGTAAAAATCTGTTACTGCAAAAGATGAGGGGATATGTATCATTTGTCCGTGGAGAGAACCCATACACATTCCCATATAGGATATACCCAAGTGATTTTAATAAATTACTAACATTGAAAAATCCTGGGTTTGAATACCCAAAATATCAATTAAATGGATCATCAATTATACAAGGTATAGAATATTTAGATATTTTTATAAATAAAATAGGCAATTACCAAAAAATAGGATATGATTTAGCGAAACAGAAATTAAAATCAAATTTACCGGATGAAGTAACCATGGATAAAGGGATGGGATGGACGAATGTGGAATTACCATTACAAACTTTAAATTTCGTATATCCCAATTCAAGATTAGATGAATTTATTGAGAACCCCAAAAAAGAAGAGAAAATAGACATTCGTAGTTTTATTGGACGACAAGGATTACTACAAGTAGTATCTTACAATGATAAAACAAAGCGTGATTTTGAATACAAACAAAAACCTTATGAGAAATATGGTAACATCTTTTCATCCGATGGATTACAAAAATATTCTATGAAATTACACAATATAATGGGTTTAATAAAGAAATCAAAAGGAATTGTATTATTATATTCTCAGTATATCGATGGTGGTTGTGTGCCAATTGCTCTAGCATTAGAAGAATTAGGCATTACCCGACTAGGGAATGATAATCTATTTAAAAGTGAACCAATACCTAAGATTGATTCTATTACAATGAAGGCAAAAACTGAACTTGATAAGGATAAGGATCATATATTTAATCCAGCAAGATATATTATGATTACTGGAGATTCCAAATTATCCCCCAATAATTTAAAAGAAATAAAATCGGCAACAAATGAGGATAATGTAAATGGAGAGAAAGTAAAGGTTATTATTATTAGTAAAGCAGGTTCAGAAGGGATTGATTTAAATAATATTAGACAAGTTCATATAATAGAACCATGGTATAATATGAGTAGAACGGATCAAATTATTGGGCGGGCAGTAAGGTTCCGCAGTCATTGTAGATTACCATTTGCGGAGAGAAATGTAGAGATATATTTACACGGTAGTATTGAAGACAAAAAAGTAATAGGATCCCCAAATGAAGAAGATATGGAAGATAAATATGATGAAAATGATAAAGAAGAAGAAACAATAGATATGTATATATACCGAATGGCAGAAAAGAAATCTATACAAATGGGTAATGTTTCCCGTGTTATGAAAGAGAATGCTATAGATTGTTATTTGAATGAGGGATTGAATAATTTAACAGAGAGAAATATGAAACAAACCGTTAAATTGTCACTATCAACCGGGTATAATATAGATTATAATGTA